GCTTCAACAACCTCCCCCGCGTAGTGCTTAATCCTCGAGTCTCTTAAGAGTCTGATCCTCATCAGGCCTTCTTCATGTTGACGAACCGACCGGGAGCGGTGACAGCATGGGCGGCATACTGCTTGCCGACTACCTTGACCATATCGGCCTCGGCCTCGGACAGGTCGTCATACTTGATCGCAACACCATCGCCCTCGGGATAGTTGACCTGTGCGCCCTTAAGGTCGCCCACGATGGCGTACACATCGCCGGAAGACGCAGCGCTGTAGGCCGGAAGAGCGGAGGTATAAAGAACCTTCATCCCAAGGAAGGGATCGACCGCAAACTGTCCGGCGGCATAGGCGGCGTTGAAGTCCGCGAAAGTCAGCTTGTTCATGATCACCACGTTGTCAGTGGCCTCATCGGACAGGTTCGCGAAAGCATTACCGATGGCGGTGATGGACGGAGCCAGGGCGACCTGCGGGACACCGACCGCGGACGCGGAAGAGACGGCGGGAGCGCCCGCGATGTCTCCGATCACCAGGGCGGACAGCTTTCTGATGATCTGATAGGTGAGTTCGTCATAGATGTACCGGAGGAACGCCTCGCCGCCCATGGTGACGGCCTCGTCAGAAATCCGAACGAACTTCTTGATGGTGGCGGGAACCATGTTCACGATACCGATGGCGAGGTTCTCCTCGTCCACCGGGCCGGAACCCTCAGCGTGGACGACAGCGCCGTCCGCGGACAGTTCAAAGGCAACCTTCAGATTGCCGCGGATGTTGGTCTTGCGGACTCTGGACAGGATTTCGTCCCGCTCCCACGCAGTGCGGACGATCTCGTCCACGATCACCGGAACCGGAACCGGGCCGTCACTGCCCTGGGTCGCGGGAGCGTTCTGGGTAAGGATCGCACGACACTCGGCATCTCTTCCGGTCTTGATGTATCTGGCATATGCCTCGACATACTCAGGGGACTTTCTGATCTCTTCTCTGGTCATAGTCTCTTTCCTCTCTTCTTCAATCTTCTTGGTGACAGTGCCGCCGCCCTCGGCGACAATCTTCCGGGTCTCTGCCTTCTTGGCCTCTGCGGCCTTTCTGGCTTCGATCTCTGCCTTTAAGGCCCTCGCTTCGGTGTCGATTGCATCGATATCAGCGCCCTCTGCATCGATGGCGGCGAGGAGTTCGGCCTTTCTGGCTTCCAGTTCTTCCATGCTCATAGTGGTGAAGTCCATTTTTAAACCTCCAGTAAAAGCTTCACGATTTTCTTCTTCTGCGCCATCTTTCTCCTCGCGGCTCTCTCACTCTCCAGTGATTCCTTCGCGCTATCCAGTGCATCGGAAAGGCCCCTAGTCGAAAGATATGTGGCCTCATAAGCCGGGAAGGTAACGGCGGACACCTCCAGAACCCGGTCGATTGCTCTGATCGTGCGGGTTGGATGCTGTGACTCGATATCGTCCCAAGCGTCTGAGGAAACCGTGAACATGAAGGACATTCCGGAAATGTCCCCGCGGCTCACGGCAGAATACAAATTTTTGGCTTCTGTGTTGTTCTCCGTGTCGAGGTCTACGCGGATCTTCATCCCTTCCCCGTCCACGATCATCTGCATGGTGCTGTTCTCCGTGTTGTTTCTGGATCTGGCAAGCGGGATCATGTCGGTGTTGTGGTTAATCAAAAACCGCACATCACGAAGATCCGCGCCGTCCAGAGCGCCGGACTCGATGATCTCATCGCACCAACCAAGATTAGTCCGGGAGTTATACACGATGGGCCTTCCGGTCAGAAAATGCCCATGTTCATCGTTCTCCTCTGCGCGTACCTCGAAATTAAACGCCCTGATTTCCTGTTTCATCGTTATCTCCTACGTTGTAGTACTCCCCTCGAACCGGGAGCGTGTTCCCGATCTCCTCCGGGAGCGGCGACAGGTTAAAGATTTCTCTGAGTTCGTTCCTGGTCATCAGACCACGATCCGCCATTTGTGCGGCGACCGCCAGTTTGTCCGCGTTGCTCATGTACTGGAGCCGGGAAGATGTCGCCATGACTAGATTCCCCTGAGATTGTTCCCTCAAGGTATAAAGCATCTTCGTCACGACCTCCGAAAACTGAACGGCGAAAGGCTCTATAGCGCCCTCGTAGAAGGCCGCCCACGCATCGCCGAAAGCCTTGTTCTGAAGGACATCTTCGTTCACTCCGTAGTACTCGAAGACATTGGCCTTGATCAGCTGCATCTGGTTCTCGTCCACGACCCACGGCTTCACTTCGATCTGCTTGATGTCCTTATAGGTGTTCGGGAACAGAAGCAAGCCGCCGCCGTTGGCATCCCTCGAAAGGTTCTCCTCAGTGAACCGCCGCCGCTCCTTCGCCAGATCCTCCGCCTTCGTGAAGTTTGAGACCTGTGCCATAAAGCGATAGGTCGCCGCGCTTTTCACGCCTTCCTCGATGCCCTGGTTCTGGATATGGATCAAGTCCATGGTCGGGAAAAGCGCTCTGTTCGTTTCCCCCATGATGTCGTTCCGGTATTGGAACTTGGTCATGATCCCACAGAGGTCTAACTCGATTGCGGCCTTCTCCCCCTGTCCGAACTCATAACGGAGGTAAGGGACATCGTTATAGTTGACCAGTTCGCAACGCTGCGGGAGCGGCGTATAAATCCCGGAGGGTTCTCCGTATCGGTCAAAAACGGGAGTGATAAAAAGCGTGTTGTGAAGGTCCAGAATAGTCGAGGCCCTATATAAGAACTGCGACCATGTCTGAAATTTATTCGGGCCGTGTTTCATCTTGGCCTGAAGCGCTTGTTTCGCCGACCCCCTCATTTCGACCTTCAGTTTACTGATATGGGTCGCCCTGGCATTAATCGCCGCCCTCACCAGTTCCGACTCATATAACCCTCCGCCCCATGTCGTGAAGTGCGGAGTATAGCCGTCTAAGAGTTTGAAAAAACCCTCATACTCTCCGCGGGGCCTTGGGCGGTTTTTGAATAGCACATCAAACAGCCCCATTTTTACACCTCATTCTTTAACTGTTCCCCGATTTCTGGATACCATTTCTGCCGAACACACATAGCATCAAGAAGCGCCGCCGTCCCGTCTATGTGGAGTTTCGGATTAACCTTTACAAGCTTCCCCCGCCCACGCTCAACGCTGAGTTTTATCGCTGAGTTGAGTAGGTGAGACTTTAGAAGGTCGTTGTCGCCGATGTGGATCTTCCCGTCCTCGAGTAATCCCTGTGTCTCCTGGATCACCCCATGAAGGTTTTCGCCCTGGAAAACATCGTCACAGTGAAAGCCGTAAGCTGTGAGGTCTGAAATCAGATATTGGGCCGAATATCGGTCGTATCCGATTTGAAGCGGGAGGATCTGGAACTCCTCCACCAACCGCGTGAACCAGTTAAAGCAATCCTTATAGTCCACGAAGTTATCCCCGGAAGGAGTGAGGAACCCTCTCTGTATATAGATCTCATAAGGCACTCCGTCCCGCTGTGTTGCGTCCTGGATTCTTTCCCGCGGAAGGAAGAAATGGGCGAAGACATATAACTCGCCGTTTCTCTCTATTACCGCAGTGCAGGCTGTGAGGTCTCGGGTCTGGGAAAGGTCGATCCCGCCGACACAATAGGAGTTTTTGAAGTCCTCAAGGTTAAGCGCTTCGCCGCTTGCGTTCTCCACGATCTGCGCCGGGAGCCACGCAAGCGAGGAATTCTGTTTGATGTTGCAATACTTAGTTAAAAACTCGCCGCGCTTTGAAAGGCTCCCTTGGGCGACCGCTATCTCCTCGAGGATAAAGTCCACGGAGACAGAAACGCCAAGATTCGGCAGCGACTTCCGAAGTTCGTTGATATCGTCCCACCTTGAGAGGTCATCGATCATATAAAGCAACGGCAGAAGTCGCTGTTCCTTGCTGTCCCCCAGAAGGAAGCGGGTCGCTCTCCTCATGAGTTCGTCATAGATCGAGTCATTAACATAGCCGGAAGTGGTACACGACAGGATCAGCGCGTCCGGCCTTGCGCCCATTGCCGACTTCATGACTTCGTATTGCTTCAGGCCGCTGTCGCCTTGCCACGATGCGATCTCATCACAGATTGTTAAGGACGGATTGAAACCATCGGATTTCTTGGCGGAGAAGGCGATCTTCTTCACTGTCGAGTTCGTGCCGACTATGCAGAGATCACTCTGGCGATGCTTCGGAAGCATGGAATCGTCACGGATCTTTTTGTTATGGGCATCCCGCTCGTTTGTGATTTCCTTCTCTTTCTGATATTC